GGCTAAAGTTGAAGGTCTGGATATTGACAAAGCCAAAGAAGCACTTGCTTTGTTAGAGAAAACAAAACAGAAAGATCTTTTGGAAGAAGGTAAATTAGAAGAGTACGTTCAGGCTCAAGTACAAACTAAACAACGTGAAATTGAGTCAAAGTTTTCTACACAGTTAGAATTGGCACTACAAGAGAAGGACAAGATTGCTACTGTTGCTTCTAAATATGAAGGTCTTTTCAAAAATAAAATCATGGAGGATAATCTTCGCGAGGTTGCATTGAAATCTGGCTGTAAAGCTGATGCAGAAGTTATTCGTGATATCGTTGTTCGTGGTAAACAAGTATTCGCACTTAATGCTGACGAGACAGGAATTGAAGCAAAGAATGCTGACGGCTCATTTAAGAAAAGTAGGGATGGAGATAAAATTTTAACTCCAGAGGCATGGCTCGATGATCTTAAAAAAATCTGTCCTTATTACTTTCCTGAATCTGCAGGGACAGGAGCATCTGGTGGTGGTACTGGTGGTACTGGTGGTAAAGGAGGAGATGATCTACAAGATCAAATTACTGCTGCTGCTGCATCTGGTAACTTTGAGCTATTTAAAAAGCTTCGTAAAAAACAAGGTGCTAAATATTAATTAGCTTTCATATATAAGCGTTTGTTTTTGTAGCCGATACTTTTCTCCGATAGTATCGGCTATTTTTTTTAAACTTTTTAACAATAGTTATCATTTTTATTTGACAATTATCATTAATTGTGTATTATATAATTACATAAAGTATTTTTCAGGAGAAAAATATTTGTCCTTTCACACCTTGGGGGTTGAGAGAAGTGTACGTATTAACTTTTTTTAATAAATAAGCCCCCAAGCAGTCAGAGAGACATAATTTGGGGCAACTAAATAGAAAGGAGTCCAAATTATGGATAATTTATTTACCGCAGAAGGAATCAGTATCGTAGCAGCTGAGGCTCTTGCACATCTGCAAGACGCTCTCGTAATCAACACACTTTGCGCAACTGATGTTAGCGCAGAGTATAACATTAAGCCAAACGGATATGCCGTTGGTGATACCATCAATTTCAAAATAGATCCAGTATATGAAGCTAAGAGCTTTGACCCTGCAGTTGGTGTAGTTGCACAGCCAATCCGTAGCTCAAACCGTAGCATGACTATCGAAGATCATCTTGATATCACTACAAATGTTTCTGCTAGAGACAAAGCCCTTAATTTCGAAGGTTTTGCAGCAGAAGTAATTCGTCCAGCATCTTATGCACTTGCAGAGAAAATTGACAAGTACATGGCTACCAAAATCTTGCAAGGTATGGGTCTTTATGTTTCAAGCGACCTGTTTGGTGCAACTTCTGGTAGTGGTAATAAGGATCTAGCTCAAGCACGTAAAGTTGCTCTCATGCAGCAACTTGGAATGGATAAGTTTTGTCTTATGAATCCAGAACTGGAAGCAACTCTTCTTGGTCAGGATTGGTTCACTGGTGCAGCTAACCGTGGCGATGACAGAATTCTTCGTTCAGGAGAAATGGGACACACAATGGGTCTTGACTTCTTCTCTACTGTAAACTGGGCAGAAACTTCTCATGTATCTTCTTCTGGTGTCGCTGTTCTTGCAGACGCAGCAGAAACTGCATCAGCCAAAGTTAATATGATTGGTCAAAAAGGTATCGTTTGTGATGAGATCACTGCAGCTTTCAAAGCTGGTGATCGTATCCAGGTTGCTGGTGCAAAACGTCCTATGGTCGTTGCTGCTGACGTAGCTATTGCCATTACAAGTGCAGAAATCGCACTCCGTACAATCCCTGTTGTAGATCCTATTACAGAAATCCTACAAGCAGACGCAGCAGTTACTGTTGTTGGCTCTGGCCTAACTCTTGATTTCCAAGGTGCTATCTTTGATGGCAAGTCTCTTGGTATGGCTATGCCCATTTTGGACGCTCCAGAAACTGGTCTTTCATCTGTAGTTTCAAACAATGGAATATCAATTCGTGTTGTTGCTGATTATGATTCAAAATTCAAAATTTCTCAACTATCAATGGATTGTTTGATTGGTGGCTTTGCTCTTGATCCACGTAGAATTACTCTGCTTGCACAAGGCGAATGATAGAAGTTTGGTCTAAAATAGTGGGCAGTCTTTCGAGACTGCCCACTAAATGAATGGAGGAAATTCTATGTTATTACACGAAAGATATAATAAGGCTGGTAAAAGAGTCCTTGTTGAAAGAAAGGAGCTTGAATTGCTTGAGGCTGCAGGTTATGACCTCAAGGAAATGCCAGAAGGGATAGTAATTGAAGAAAAGGTTGTAGTTGAACCTGTTGTAAAAGAAGTCGTTGAGCCTGAAATTGTAATTAAAGAAGAAAACACATCAACGAAAAGAGGCAGAAAGCCTAAACAAGTTGATGCTGAAAAAGATATAATACTTTAAAAAGAGGTTAGGTAATGGCATTAGATACGGATATAAATAGCTCGGTAATGAACTCATATGTAACAGCACAGGAAGCCAATACATACTTCGCTAATAGAGGTCACGGTGAGACATGGGAAGATATTGAAAATCCTGATGCATTCCTAATAAGTGCAACCAATCAAATTGATTGGTTTATGAATTTTTTAGGGTCTAAGGTAAGATCTGAGCAGCCATTGGAATGGCCTAGAACAGACTGCTACGACTCTAAGAATCAAGCATACGTTCCAATTGACGTAATACCTACAAAGGTAAAGCATGCTGTATTGGAATTAGCAATAGTTTCACTGGATGAAGATAGACTAGCAGATTCAGATATGGCTGGTCTTCAAGAAGTAAAAGTTGGTAGCTTAAAAGTTGTTTCTAACTTGGTTGGGCCTTGGCAAGAAACTAAAAAACCAATTCCACCAGTAGTTTACAGAATATTGTCTGGAATTATTACCAACTCATCATCTATGTTTAGAAGAACAGCTAGGACTTAATATGTCTATATTTCACAAAGCTGCAAAGACAGCATTTAGAGTAGCAAAAAGATTAGGTCTTGTGCACAATGCAATATTTAAAAGTGTATATGACAATGGATTAGATGAGCCAATTATCAAGGAGATACCTGCAGAAGTTATAAAAGAAAGATTCACGATTGATGATATACGTGGATTAATTTTCAGAGACAAAATACAACCAACAGATATAAAACTTTATGTCTTGGGGGCTAAAGTTTCAGATGTCGATACTGATGATATTTTTATAATAGATAACATTGAATACACAGTATTTGGTTGTGAGATCGATGCTGCAAAAGCAATGTGGGTAGTAGGTGTAAGGTAATGCTTATTAATGAGCTTATACAGTACATCATATCATCAAGCAATAAGGCAGATGTAAACATAGCTTCAACATTTGGTGATTTTTTAAAAGACTTTGAGAGTCAATTAAAAGAAAAAGCTCCGGTTGATACTGGAGAATTTAAAGAGTCTTGGACCTCTACTGAAATAAGCGGAAGTGGTACTTTAAGAGCAAACATAACGAATAATCATGTTGCTTCTGGAGCTATAGAATTCGGTTCTGCCCCTGGGTCAAGTCCTTGGCCTAGTCCTGGGCCAAAGACAGTTATGAGTAGTGGTAGAATCTTTTCTAGCCAAGCAGTTGGTGGAACGATAAATAAAGTATTTAATGATACTAATGTGAAAATATTTGCAGAAAAAATTGCAAACTCAATTATGAGGGCTTTTAAATAATGGAAGATTTTAGAACAGATGCTTTGTTAGAAATAAAAAGCAGAATCCTTAGAGATAGAACTATTCTAGGAATAGAATCATTCATGTGGAATAATAATGGTCCTATTAGCAAAACAACAGTACCAACAATTTATATGTTTGAAGGAAGAGACGTTATTGAAAAATATAACCAAGGTTCACCGTTGGGTTATCCTGCACGCAGACACCTTGAGATAAATATAGAAATTGTCGCTAAAAATGATCGTGAGGCAGCAGGAGTAAAAGCTCTGCTACAAAAAGTCAAACGAACAATTTTTTGTGACAGAACTGGAGATGGAGAAGATATAAAATGGACTCCTAATGCAGTTGTAGCAAAGAACTCTTTTATAAGAGAACTAAGAATAAAAGGTCCAGGAACTTACGAAGTTCCAGAGCTTGTAGGAATAAAGCTTGTTATAGGGCTTTGGTATACAGATAATGGATTTTTGTAAATAAAAATATAGTAAGGAGATAGTTATGGGATCTAGTCCAGACAATTATACCTTGGGAAAAGGTATTGTAAGTTTTAACAAAAAAGTAAACGACGTATTCACAGGAGAGTTAGATCTTGGAAACTGTCCTGAGTTTGCATTCAACGTATCAATTGAAAAACTTGAGCATTATAGTTCAAGGGGTGGTCTTCGTGCGAAAGATAAGGAAGTAATTTCTCAGGTTTCTCCAGGTGTTTCTTTTACACTTGACGAAATTTCTCCAGAAAATCTTGCTCTCTTAACTCTTGCCGATATTGAGGAAGTTACTCAAGATGCTGCTACAGTAGTTGATGAACAACCAGGGCCAGCATATGCAGGTAAAATGCTTGCTCTTGCCAATCGTAACATTACCGCTGTTGGTGTTGTTGTAACCACTAATGCTGATATTGAATTGGTAGAAGGTACTGATTGGGCAATCGACCCTACATTGAAAGATGCACAAATTGGTCGTATTCGTATCCTTGATACATACACTGGCGTAGCTGGTGACATGGTTAAGGTTTCTTATACTGCTATAGAAACAACTTATACATTGCTTAAAGCACTTGCTCAAACATCAATCGAAGGATTTATGAGATTCGTCTCAGATAATCCTGTTGGTAATCAGCAAGAACTTCAGATATGGAGAGTTTCTTTGACTCCTTCTGGTGATACTGCAATGATTGGTGATGATTGGTCAACTCTTGCCTTTACTGGCGAGATCTTGAAAGATGAAGCAGGTCATCCTACTTCTCCATATTTCAACATCATTATGAGCTAAGTATCGGTGATGTTTTAGTCTCCAGTTATTGGTAGACTCCATTAAAGGCCGATCATCTTTGTGGTGTATCGGCCTTTAATTTAATTTAAATCGGAGGTAGTTATGAGCGAAAAAATTAGTTTTGATGTTGACTGGGATGCTTTGTTTCCAGGAAAGCCTTTTACAGTAGGAAATAAAACACATAATATTACGCCACTTAATATTGAAGGAATTGCAAGAATATCAAAAAAAATAAAAGTTATTTTACCAATAGTTCAGGCAGAAGGAATTACTTGGGGCAATATTAATGACGTAGAAATGATAGTTAAATTAATTCCGATTTTGATGGATAATACTCCTGAGATTGTGTCAGAAGCAACAAAAATAGAATTAGAATCATTAATTAAATTTCCACCATCATATCTATTAGAAATAGTTACAATCGCTGTACAGGTAAATTTAGAATCTAAAGAGGCACTAGAAAAAAACTTCGAGAGTTTGGTCAAGATATTCCAAAGTCTTCCAGAAATGAAGACTCAAGGGGTGGAGAACTAGGATTAATAATCCAAGATCTTGTGTCTAATGGACATTCCTGGTCAAACGTTAAAACTTATACATTATCAGAAATAGGTGTTTTCATTAGAAGTATTTACACAAAAAGAGAATCAGAGAGAATAGAAAAATTTTCACTCGATTGGATGTCTTCTAATTTAACTCATGAAGGTATGGAAAAAGTAGTAACAAGTATGAAGAAGGTTTCTATAACCCAAAAGAAAGAAATAAAAACAAAAGAAGATGTGGCGAAAGAATGGATGAGATTAGCGGCATTTCAACAGAAGAGGTAAGGTATGGCAGGAGATATAAGTAAGTCAATAAATATTGCTATTAATGTGATTAATGGTGTAAGCAATCAGGTTGGCTCCATAGTTGCTTCTTTTGGAAAAATAACAGAAAGCGTAAACAAATCTACAAAAGCTGTAGAAAATCTGAACAACCAACTTAACAATTTAAATTTAAAACCATTCACTACCAATACAAGAGCAGCAAATAAACAGGTTGGAGCATTAGGAAAATCTTCTCAGAAAACTGAAGCATCATTCTCACAATGGGGATATGCACTAGGTTCTGCATCTACTGGTTTATCAAAATTCGGTACTCAAATATACGGTGTTACTAGAGGTTTCTCTGCGGTAAGTAAAGAGATGGGTCTAGCAATGGCAGCATTTACAACTTCATTTGCAACACTATTTGCATTAAAAGGTGTTATAAAAGATATAGTAGAATTTGACGATGCAATTCGTTCTGCTGGTGCGGTTGCTCAAGCATCTAGTACACAATTAACTCAACTATCTGATGCTGCTAGAGCAATGGGTGAATCTACAAGATACACTGCAAAGGATGCTGCAGAAGCATTAAAAGCTCTGGCAATGACAGGTCTTGATGTTAATGAATCAATTGCTACTTTACCAACGGTTCTTAATCTTGCTGCTGCTGCAAATATGGACCTTGGTGAAAGTGCAGATATTGTTACAAATATAATGGTTGGTTATGGAAAAACTGTTGCCGATCTTCCACATATTGCAGATTTAATGACTGCATCATTTACCAATTCTAACACTTCTCTACAGGAACTTGGTGTTGCATTAAAGTATGTCGGTCCAGTTGCTAACGCAGCAGGTCAATCTATAGAGGAAACAACAGGCATACTGTCTAGTTTAGCAAATGCAGGGTATAGAGGTAGCAAAGCTGGAACAACGCTTAGAACAGCATTTGCGAGACTATTATCACCTACTAATAAAATGAGTAAGGCTTTAGATCATTATGGAATATCTATGAATGATCTAGTAAATGAAAATGGAACTCTTAAATCATTTACAACTATACTTGACCTTATGGGTAAAAAGAGTATTACCGCTGGAGATGCACTTACTATTTTTGGTAAACGTGCTGGTCCTGGTATGCTTGCTCTTATTGGTCAAGGAACTCCTGCGCTAGAAGAAATGAACCGCAAGATTGCAGAATCAGAAGGTGTTGCTCTTAAAGTTGCATATGAAATGGAGGCTGGTCTTGGTGGTGCTCTTAGAAAATTGAAATCAATGTGGGAAGAAGTTTCTATTGCAGTTGGTAAAACAATTGAACAGGATGTACAGGGATTTTTAGAAGCATTGACTAAATCTTTAAAAGAAAATAAAGATCAAATTATAGCTGTAACATCTGTAATGTTTAAATTTGTAGGAGTTATTGCAAAAGTAGTTGGATGGCTTGCACAATTTATATTGAAACATATTAAAGTAATTAGTGCTATGGCTGCTATTACCGCATCTATGAAACTATTAACTATGACATCTAAACAGTTTATGGCAATTGGAATAGTTAATTATTTTGTTAAATTATACGGATCAATAAAATGGTCTGGAATAGCTTTTGGCATAGCTGGTATTGCTAATTCATTAAATACATATTCTGGTGCTGCAAAAACAGCAACAAACATAAATGCTACTCTTGCATTACAAGGCTTGGCATCAACTCCATATGCGGCAATAAAAGTTGGATTGTATAATATTGCAAGTGGTCTTGTTTCTGTTGCTGTTGCTGCTGCCAAGGCTGCTATAGCTTTCATGACAGCAAATCCTGTTATACTTGGTTTGACAGTTGCAATAGGTGGGTTACTTGCATTAACAAAACTTCTTGATAATGATTATGAAGGTGTTGCTAAAAGTGCAACAAAAATGGCTACTGCTGCAAAAGAAGTTAATCGTGAATTAGAATATCAATTGGTAGAACTAAAATTAGTAGATAAAGAATTTAAAAGAGATGGTGCTACAAAGTTTGGTGATGCAGAAGAAAGACTTCGTGATGTTATTAGAAAATCTAATCTTTCAATTGAAGATAAAGTAAAATATTTAAAAAAATCTAGAGAAGGTACTGATTCTACAAAAGAGGCAATATCAGAATTAATAGAAAAAATAGAAGCAGAAAAAAAAGCAAATGATGATAAACAAATTTCAAAAACAACTGAGGCAAGACTTGCTCAAGCTAAAGCTGTTGAAGAACAAGCAAAAAAATTAGAATATTTCTATGGTGTACAAGTAGATGGAAAAACACGTTTAAATAAAGTTGAAAAGGCTTCTGCAGAATTAGATAAATTAAATATTAATCAAAAAGCTATTCTTTGGATAAAGAAAAAATTAGGATATCTTAAAGATGAACTAGATAAATATGATGAACTAGAAGCTCAACAAAAAATAATAGGTAGTAATTATGGTGTAATGACTGCCCAAATGATTACTTCCAAAAAAACTGCAGAAGAGTTTAAAGAAGCAGTAGTTGCATCTGGAGCAGCTTCCGAGGATGTTGATAGTCTTACCGCTGCATACGTTAAATTACAAACACAAGCAGAAGCAAACAAAGAAGTAATGGATGATCTTATAAAACTTAGTGCATCTGCCATGGAAAAATTAGAAGATGAAGCAGTAAAAAAAATTGAGATATTCAAATCTGAAAATCAAGATAGAGAAGCTATAGCGAAACAAACTCTTTATAATTTGGCAGTACTTGAAGCACAGGGTGTTGTTGATCACGAAACTGCTGAGATGGCAAAACTCCAGGCTACTCTTACATCATCACAGGCTAGAGTTGATGCTGCGAAAGCAACGTATAATACCATAGATGAATTGGCTGTTGATGGTAGAGAAAAAGCAATGGAGCAAATAGTTGCTGCAGAAGAAGAGGCAGCAAATGTTAGATTGCAAATACTACAAAAAATAGCAGAAGCAGAAAAAGTAGCGAATGAAAAAATAGGATCTTTTAATAAAAAAAGAATAGATGAAAATTCTAGAAGTGAAACAAAATTAAAAGATCTTAGGAGTGACAATAATATAAAACATACTGATGCAGAGGACATAAAGACTGCTAGAATAAAAGAAATAAATCAAACTCTTCATGACAAACTTGTTGAGATTGAAACAAAGCTAGCAGACAAGAGAAAGGAATTTGCAGAAAAAAGAGTTGATATTGTAAAAAATGCTACCCAAAGAATAAAGGATATTGAAAGTTCAACAGAAGATAAGTTGAGATCAATCCGTCAGAGAGGCATGTCTGATGTTCAAAAAGATGCTGACAATAGAAATGCTGCTAATAAAAAACTTAAAGAAGGGCAAGAACTTGTAGAACAGGCAAAGAAAAATGGTGATACTGCTGCACTCGAAAGAGGAACGAGACTTATTAATCAAGCGTCTGATTTATATTCTGGATTGGAAAGTCAAAAAACTGCAACAAATGGTGTTAAGAAAGCTTCTGATGAGTTGAAAGAAGCAGAAAAAGTAAGAACAAAAATTGCACTTCAAGACCTAGCTAAAAAAGTTAAAGAAGAAGAAAAGGCTGCAGCAAGATCTATACAGATTGCAAAAGAAGCTGCTGCCAATGATAAAGAAAAGGCAAAAACTTCTTATGATCAGAAGCTTCAAAAAGCTGATGAATATTATGCAAAGGAAATAAAGCTTGAGGAAAAGAATCATGCAGATAAATTAGAAAATATCAAAATTCAAATTGATAAATATAATGAAAAACTTGAACTTATTGAAAAAGAAAAAGGATTAGTTTTAGATCTTATTACTCAGCAACAAAATCTTGGTAATACAGAAGCAGGTTCTGAGGTATGGACCAAAGCTAATGCTGCTACAGAGGAAGCAATACAAAAGGTTGGCGACTATGGTAAAGCTGTTGACGGTATTAATGATAAAGAAGTAAATATTAAATTAACTGGTGAAGCATCTCCCAAAGCACCACTTGGAGAAAAACTCGAAGAAATAAAAAGAAAGTTTGCAGAAATATCAACAGAAATAATTGTTAATGTTATTTTCAAAACAGACGGTGCAGATCTAAGTACTGGACTACAAACTGTTAAAAAACAAATAGAATCTTTAGAAGTTATTATCCCAGTGATTGTTGATATATCTCAACTTGATGCAGTTATAAAACTCATAAATGAGTATAAGAAAAAAGATTTCCAGGTTGTTGTTGTGGTGGATAAAAGGCAATTAACAGATACAGAAAATATTTATAAAAGACTTGTCAAAAAGACTGTTGATATAATAATTAAAGTTTCTGGATATGATAATCTTATAAAAGCTAAAAACTTGATTGATAGCATTAGATCAAAAACTGTTACTATCACAACAAGACACGTTGAAGTAAAAGCAAAGGCTATGGGTGGATACATAGAACCAGAACAGTATGCTTCTGGTGGTAATGTATTCAAACGTCTATCTTCCAGGTTTATCTCAAGTGGTGGTGGAAAGAAAGATGATGTCCCTGCGCTACTTATGAAGGGTGAGTTTGTACAAAAAGTAGATGCTGTTAAAAAGTATGGCAAAAACTTTATGGCAAGGTTAAATGCTGGACTTATTCCAAAATCTGTAACAAAGATGTTTAGTAATGGTGGAGATGTACAGCCAGAACATTATGCTAGAGGTGGTCATGTAGGTCATAGCAATATATCTTCAATGTTAGAATTTCTTCCAGCAGGGAGGAGAAAGAAAATTCTTGATTTGTTTGAAGATAAGATAACAAAAATGAGTGCATCTAAGATAGGTGAGAAAGCTAGTAGCATTACAACAGAAATTGGTCAAACAAGTATTGCTAAAATGTCTGCTACTATGGCTCAAGCAGTAGCATCATTTGCAACTGGTGGAAGTATTAATCAAAACCTTGCAGATCTTTCTTCTCAGAAGCAACAAATAAATAGTGATTATTCACTAAGAGTTTCTGAACAAGAAGCACTTGGTAATACTCAGATAGCAGAACTGCTTACTAAAGAAAAAGATGGACTATTAGCTATATCTGAAAATTTAAAGCAAGAATTGTCTAATCTTAAAGCAGAGTATGACGAATACGTTAAAGATGCTACAGAAGCTTTCAATAAAGACAAATCTGATCGTGACAATGAATATCAAAAAAACTCAGCAGCAAGTAAAAAAGATTTCGATGAAGGTAATACAGATGATGACTATCAATATACTAAGGACCAAGAATCTCATACAAAAGATAAATTGGCTCTTGACGAAGAATACAAAGCAAAAGAAGCAGAAGTATATTCAAACCTAGTTTCTAATAGAGAAGATCTTCAAGAAAAAGCCAATAACCTAGAAAATCTTGCTAAGTTTGTCGTTGAGATTGGCAATATAAATGGCGGAAGAAGATATATTAGTGAAGATGAATTTTATTTTAAGGAAAATTTTACTCCAACAAAGTGGATTGGAGATCCAAAAAATCCAGATAGAAAAATGATAGAGTTGCAAATAGCAACTGCATTTACTCATGGTAAAGATACTCTCGGTGAAAAAGGTAAGAGCGATGCATTAAATAATTTAGAAAAACTTTGGTCAGAATTTGAAGTTTCAAAGAGCAGTATTGCACAACAAGGTGTAGAAAACCCTGTTAGAATGTTACAAGAGGCTGGTTTTCTTGATCTACAGGGTCTTGCGAAATCTATTAACTCAGAAGAGAAAGAAGATAAGATTACAGAGCTTGATGGAAGCTTCAAAAAAGTTACGGATAGTTACAATAAATCAAAAAGTGAAAGAAAAGCATCATATTCAGAAACTAGTGCAGAGAATTTAGCTGCTTATAACGAAGAGTCTGCAGATGCAAAAAAATCGTTCGATGAATTACTTGCCGATACTAAAAAACAGTATGAAGAAAATGTTTCTTCTGCTACAGAAAATGGTAAAAGTCTTAGTGATGAACTTAGGGAAAGTACAAAGTATGACGTAGAGTCAATAAAAAGTTCTTTGTCTGAAAATTTAGCCCAATTAAAAGATGATAGAGATTCTCAGCTAAGAAATGTAGAAAGTGCTGGAGAGTCTGGTTCAGATATATATAATGAACCAGACCCATATACGAATACAACATATGATACTCCAACATTAAGGGAAACTGAGCCATATGTTCCTAGTGCATTTGAAAATATAAAAGTTCCAGAAGCATATAGAGAAGATTTGAATGAATCAGAAGCTAGGGTTGTTAAAAGAGATTCTCCATTGAATACTATACCTCAATTGCTTTCTAAATTGAACCAAAGAAGAACAGAAGATAATGGAGCTGTTAAATCTGATAGTTTTATACCAAAATCCAAACCAGTTCAAAATATATCATCAACATTATTTGAGCTTTTAAAAAGAAAGTATGGTATATTTGGGTTTAATTCTGGTGGTTATGTTAATCCAACCTCAAGTTCTGTTCCTGGAAAAGACTCTATACTATCTGCTTTAACTCCTGATGAATATGTTATGAAAGCATCTGTTGTTAGAAAGTTTGGAAAAGGATTCTTTGATTCTCTTAATAATTTCAGAATACCACAATTTAATACTGGTGGACTTGTTGAAGGTGGAAGCTCTATGATAAGTGGAGAAGCAACAGAGACAGTTAGACATACCCTAGATTTAACTATAAATGGGTCTACAAAGGGAACTTTAATAGGAAGTGGTCCAACTATATCTGACATATTAAATGATTTAACATTAGCAAAATTGAGGTCATAATGGGATCAACATACGACGATTACGTTTGGAGATTATTTTCAGTAGCACCATATCCAATTCACGATGTGGTGTTACCTAAAGATCTCGAATGGACAAACGAGTTTACTTGGAATCCAATAACACAAGAAATAAAGAACTCGGTGACTGGCTCTATATTTATAAACGAATATGAGCAACTCCAGGGTAGACAAATTACTCTGGAGGGCAAAGATGATATGGCATGGATACAAAGATCATTGGTTGATAAATTATTAGCAATGAGAAATACAATTGGTCTTAAAATGACATTAAATTTCGTTAGTGCCTCATATGATGAAGATACACAAATATGGTCCTTTGGAACCGTATATAAAACATTTAATGTAATGTTTAGACATAGTGAAACACCTATAGATTTTGAGAGTGTTAAAAGATTTGGGAACTTCGAATCAGATTCTTGGTTTAAAATTAAAAATATAAGATTAATGGAAATTGGTGATTCAGATCCGATTAATCCATGTGTATAAATGATACTTATGAGGAAACAAACATATTTAATATTAAATAATGTTAATAGTAGAAGATATATTTAACAAGATTCTGGTAAAGATATCGCAAAAGCATTTAGTTCACGGGGCAATTGGTATGACAGGGAAGATTATTAATATTGATGGTATTTTATATTGAAGTCAGAATATTGCAGCAGAGTCTATTGGGGGTTAGTGTAAGAACAATAGGTAGAAGATTAAAAATCGAAAAATTTCCAAATATTGTTTATATTGATTATTATAATCAAAATAACATAGTTGTGATAGTAGTTGTAATTAGGAGGTTTTATGAGTGACATAAATAAAAGTGATATAAAACTAATGCAATCTCAAAGACTTGATGATACTGATCAAGGTGGTGGGCAAATGACATCACAAGAGGTGGTTGATGGACAGGTTAATAACCTATTTCCAGATATATCTCGTCTTGATCGTGTTTACGGTAGAGTGTCTATGAGAAAAGCATATTTAGCAGTACAAACAAGTGCTAGAGAAACGTATTATGGATCACATACTATATTAACAGAGCAAGCATCAGATCCAAATGTATACGTTTGTTTCTTTTCAAGCGAGGATTGGTTCGACACTAGAACTGATGCAAGAGATAGAATTGAAGCATACTTAGTAAAAGGACCGAATGCAAAAATGAGTCTATGGGGAACACATTATAGAGGAACTAGTGCGTTATCATTCTTTACTCATATTGATTGGCCTATACCAGAAATTGGTGATGTTCTCGTAATAAAAGATTTAAATAATGAACAATATGTTAGAATAATAGATGCATCAAGTGAGGCAAGAGAGTTTTATGACTCAACAAATTACTTTAGAAAAGTTGTAAGTATTAAAATAGGATCTCAATTAGAACATGATTTTGTTGGTGTAGAAGCAAATGCTACTTGGTCATTTACTACAGATCCTACACAAATATATACAACTGTAGCTGCTGATGCATCAAAATATTATGGAGTAAGTACATTAAAAGAAAATGTAGTTGCAGGAAGCTTACAAATAAGAGTTGATAATATACAAACATCTTTGGTTCCATCCGCTGCATCAGAAACAGCAATAATTGATGCTGGTGCTGGTACTTCCATTTCTCCACTAATACAAACAAATCCAAATGAAGAAATAACAGTAACAAGAAGTATATTATTTAATATAGCATCAAACTCAAAACTTTATATTGGGGAGGGAATTATTCCTGGGACGTTTACGTGGGTTGGTGGAGTAACATTAACAGATGATGAAAAGGGTAATATTTACAGTGGATCTACAATAGTTGGTTCTATCACATATGAAACTGGAATAATTACATTTGGAAATCCTGGAGTAACAACTTCTGGAACTGGAACTGTAACATATAGACCAGCATGCACATTGAGACAATTCTCAGATAGTGGCGCAATAAAAGTAGAAACAAATAATAGAGGATTTGTTTATACATATAATTGTTATCCAATCCCTCAATCTGGTACAGTGAAAATAGAATATTTAGCTGGTGGCAAATGGTATACACTTTGGGATCAAGGGAATGGACAATTACTTGGTAGTGATGAAACAATTGGTTCTGGATTCTTTAATATAAACACTGGATCTTTGTCTGTTACATTTGGTGTTATGCCAGATGTTGGATCAAAAATTTTAATATTTTGGGTTAAACCATCAGAGTATTATGACCTTTCTGGAGAAACATTATTCTTAAATTATGAATTCACCACAAATAATCCAGCAGTTGCAAGAAATACATTCTCTGTTGAATGGGGATATACAGATGGACATAATACAGTTGGCGCATTTGATGATGGTAATTCAGGTCTTATAAGAAAGGTATGGAATACTGAAACCGTATCATGGGATACAACTGGCGAAGATATGGGTTCGATAAAGTATGCTACAGGATTTATTAATTTAAAACCAATTGGAGCAAATCTTCCAACAGCTTCTGAAAACTTTACTATTAAATATAGTTATGGTGCTCCAGAAGAACATACATTCATTGCTCCACCAAGAAATCCAGGTGATGGAACGATAACATTAGATATAGTTAATACTCCAATCCTGCCACATACTCTTAAAATAGAGTGGCATACGTTGGCTGAAGTATATGAACCAGAAACAGTTATTTTAACGATTACTAGAATAGATCCTGTATATACATTTTATGATGATGGTGATGGAAATATTGCAGATGGAACTATTGATTATGATACTGGAATAATAAACTTTATGCCAGATAGAACAACAAGTATGCCAGTTGCTAATTATGAATGGATTCCATCTGATTGGACCAGTAGTACTGTTGAAATGACATATACTTTCACAAATATACAATACTTCCCACAGGCATCTATATTTCCTGCGGATGGGAATGTTGTTGTTTCATATTGTACAACAGATGGCGCCAATGCAGATGAATATACTGGAACGTTAACACCAATATATAAAATAAAAGAGGATAAAGTTTCCATGGAAATAATTCCTGGTGGACTCAGCGTATTATCTTCTGGTCCACAATATTTAATAGACGGTGGGGATGGAAAACTTTATACTCATGTTGATGGTGTTTCAAATGGAAATGTACACGTAGGAAACATAAATTATGTTAATAAAACATTTCAGATAATTTCAGATTCTATTGATTTAAGATACATGACTATATTATTTTGCTCTGGTAGTGGAATGGTAGAACCAATGCAAACTATTGTGTTTAGAGTACCTGGAGCACCTATTCGTCCAGGAAGTTTCTTTATTAGAGCAACGGCAAATGACGGTACAGTTTTAGAAGGAACTTCTAATTTCTCTGGAGACATAACCGGATCTAGTATTAATGGGCATATAGATTTTAATACAGGTATTTGTGATGTTACATTTGGTAAATTTATACCAGATACAGAACAAGTTAAATTACAAGATTGGTATAATCCTGAATTATCAGATGGAGTAAATGTATGGTTTCCTTATGTTGTTAGAGCAACTACAATACTTTTTAACTGTGTAATAACATCGTATCTTCCATTAGATCCTGATCTACTTGGTCTTGATCCTGTTAGATTACCATTAGATGGAAAGGTTCCAATTTTTAGAGATGGATATATAATAGTAGTTCATAATTCTCTAGAAGAATTTATGCCATTTCCTTTAGATACTGGATTAGTATTACCTGCCGACAAAACAGAAAGCGTTGGTAGAACAGGTGTTGACTTAATAGAGGCATATGCATATCCAACAAATACACAAATATCAGAAGGTACTCAAACAGTTCCTATGATTATCCAAGAAATAGGAAATTATACATATGACTTGGATGCAGGAACTATAACATTTCTATCTGGTTTCTCATATCCAACAGATAATGAAGGAACACAAAATCAAATAGTTGTTTTGTCAAGGATAGAAGATATGTGTTTAGCGTCTGATGTACAAGTAACAGGACATATAGCTATAACTAGTCCTCTGGTTCATGATTATCCAATGAACGATACTTTGGTATCTAGTGTATTACCTTCCGCAGATCTTCAATCAAGAGCGTATAATGAGTTTGAGCAAAGTTCTTGGTCTGGAGTTTGGTCTAACAATAGAATAGGAGCAGAACCTTTAGCTAGTTACAACTTTGTTGATTATCCTATTACTGTTATTAATAGACCATCAATCATGGAAAGATGGTTGATTTTATTCTCAACATCGACTACAATATCAATTATTGGAGAAAATTTCGGTGTATTGGCTCAAAATGTATCAATAGTAAATGGTAATGCAATAATCGGTGGAAACAACTGTGTAGCTGTAGAGAATAGACAATTTCCAGGTGAGTATTATTTCATAATAAGATGTGATGGTTTTGGTGCTGGATGGGCATCTGGAAACTGTATCAGGTTTAATCAAGATGCAGCTAACTTTCCACTTTGGTTTGTCAGAACAACATTACAAGCACCACCTACAGAACCCATAGATCATTATACAATCCAAATTCGTGGCGATAGTTCATAATACACAAATGTATATTCGATGTCAATAAAAATATTGGCATCGAATTTTTATAAGGGGAAAAGATGGCATCAGTATTAAGAGAGTCTACAGATGATTCAGCACCAGTTCTTACGTCAGAAGCAGGATCATTGATAAATGTTCTAAAAAAAGTATTAGTAGAAGGATATGGAGCACAATCTCCTCTTGGATGGACAGTTATGTTTGATGATCTTGTATCAAATGAATGTGTTTTTAGAGCTAATTCTGGAACAAGATTTCCTATAAAAATAAGTGATAATAGATCAGAAATATCTTATAATTCGGCATTTGTATTTGCTTATGAAAATATGGCAAGTGTTGATATAGGGTACATGCAATGTCCAAATCCAGATGATAGAAATTACGCATGCATATTTAAAAGTTCAAGCAATAGTGGAACATCTCCAATACAATGGAAAATAATTGGTGACGATAAAGGATTCTGGATATTAACAAGACCGTTTTTTAATGAATATCCAACTAATTATGAATACGGTTGGTTTTGGGAGCCTCATTATATTGGTGACTATACTTCAATTCCTATTAACAATCCTTATAATTTTGTAACATTATTGCACCATTCAAATGGATATGGATATTTTAGAGGAGTACAATATGGTGATCCATTATGGCTAATGAGAGACCCATTAACAAAAGAACCTGGATGTATAAATACTTATGCATCTTCATGGCACCTAGGGTTAACTTATTTATTTGGAAATAATATGAATGCTCTTGGAGTATCTCCTTCCGATGGAAAATATCTTTATGAAAATGTATCAATCATTGCAAATGAAAGACCATGTGGAACTCTACCAGGATTTTTAAATATGTTATGGAGATGTTCTTCTTTCTCAATAAATACGTCATATTATAATATGAATAGTCAAGAAGTAGAATCTTTTTTTGAGCAAGACGGTGAAAAAAAGATTTTTGTTTTTCCATTTAGAGATTTTTCTAATTCTGCAACTACTCTTGGAAGCACAGGGAATACACATCGTGGATCAATATTGATAGGCGAGGGATTTAGAAATGTATAATAATATAATAGAAAAAAAAATAATAGGTCCATTTGATGACAAAATAGAAAAAGTTAAACTTTCTGGAACTGTTAATTCTGAAAATAGTGCAGATAAAGTTATCTTAGTTTATGATAGAATAACTGCTGGACTAATAGGATCTGTAAATGCTGATAGAATAACTGGACATTGGGAAATAATTGTACCATATAGATCCGATGAAACATTGACGGTAATATGTCGTGATGAGGGTGGAGATTTTAATGCAGATATATATGATAGATTGTCTCTATGCTCTAATACTTTTACACATACTATTGACTATGATAGTTTAATAATTTCTGATAAAAAATATAAAGAGCTTTTTACAGATTCTGCCAATATTCCAAATCAAATATCAACAATACCTAGTGAAATTATAGAACATGATTTTAAGGGAGAAGTAACCAATATTGATTTTGGTGAAAATGGAATTCCTATTTTAAAGGATTTAAATGATGTTGATATTAGTCCAAATTACTTAAATATCAAAGATGGAATGTCTATTAATTCAGATAGCTTAATAGTAGAAAAAATTAAAGATGATGTTATTAAACTAATAGGACTATCTCCAAATATATATGCAAAATCTGATATATTTAACGATGGTTCTGATATTTTTACAATGCAGCCAATAGATGGTAACATTATTGATACTAGTGGAAATATAGACAATATACAAAATTTTTCTTACAAAATCATTGACGGCATTAATGGATCAAAATGTTTATCAAGTGGATATAATGGACTTGTTACTGGAAATAATGCATCAATAAATACTGGATTTAATTTTTCTTCTGGAGAATACACAATATCATTTTGGATTAATTCCGATGGTTGGTATTCTACAAATGTTGGACAATCTTTTGTTCAAAACATGTCTATTGATTTTAGAACAAACCTTGCAGGAACAACATATATAAGAACTGGAAATGGTAATTCATGGAATACAACAAGAACTTTTTTAATGGGTACAAATTTTTATTTAAACAAGTGGAATCACATAGCTATTTCAATATCAAATTCATTATTAACTTTTTATGTTAATGGGTCTAAACATAGTTCGATTGCAGATAATGGAATAACAAATACAACAAAAATATCATCTAGTGGTGGATTAATAATTGATGGTGGATATAATAATTATGGAATATTTCAAAAATTAAGTAATTTTAGAATATTTAATAGAACTATTACCGACAATGAGGCAATTATATTATATAATGAAAATGCGAATATATGCAATGTAAATTCCATTTATAAACATACGTTATCAAACTCTGAATTAAAATTTAATACTTTAAAAGTAGAAGTTCCATATGTAGACATACCATTAAATAATTCATTTGGAGATTTAAATAATATAATAAATTTAACAAATTCTGGAATTGAATCAAAAAGTGATTCTATTTTATTTGATGGAAATAATACAATACATACATTAAAATTATCTTCTGATGAGTCAGTTGGTGGAGATATTGGAGATGAATCAAATATAGACATTTATTGTAGATTTAAGCCATCAGTTTTATCAGGAAAGCAAGTTATTTGGAAATCTGGAGGATCTAATGACGGAATAGCTGTTGGAATAAATGGATTAAATGCTGGATTATTTGGTGTTAGCGGTGCAACAGAAACTTCAATAGAAGTTCCACATGATCTTATTTCAGATTCGTGGTATAAAATACTATGTAAAAATGGAGAAGTTACTTTAATATCTGACAATGGTGTGCCAATAATTAGTGAATTAGGAAGTGTAATATCTGGAAATGGCACTGAACAACAATCTGTAGGTGGTGCATGTGTAGGATCTCCAATGACACCTGAATCCTCTGGATCATTAGATTTTTTTAATGGAGAAGTGTCTGATATTGAAGTGTTTACTGGCGGTACATCAAATATTGAATCAACAAGTAAATTAAAAATAGCTGCAGAGATAGGAGAAACTGGAGTAGAATGCGAAATAGAAATAGAAAAGTGGGAACCATTATCTAATGAATGTATTATTTGGGTAAAAATTCCAGAATTATCTTCTATTGAAGATAATATAATAAGATTTTATTTTTATGAAGATCATATAGACAATACAAATGTATTATTTACTGGAATTGAACCAACACTTCCTATTGACGCAACTCAAAATGAAATAGATCTTAGAAATGCATTAGAATTAGATACTGTAATTGAATATTCAGAAATTACATCAGTTAATAATATTCCATGGACTCCTGCAGAAATATCTACGGCTTTGTGGTTGGATGCTTCTGATGCCTCAACAATAACTCTTGCAACAGGGGTGAGTAATTGGGCTGATAAAAGTGGTAATGGGAACGATGCTGTCCAAGCATCTGGAACATTACAACCATTGGTATCGACAGCAGACATGAACGGATTAGATACCATCTCATTTGATGGTTCTGATGATATATTATCCACTGCTTTAAGCATGCCAGATAGCCACACTGTTTTCTATGTGGCAAAAAAAGGGAATCAGACAACAACAGGATCGATATCAAGACCAGTAATTGGTATTGATTCACCTACATTGACTTATGGTGCAAGGAGGGAACCTTTAACAGAATTAGATTTTGTTATTGGCCTTACTAGGATAGCTGTAATTGATAATAGTTGGATTGATGGCTCATCTGTTATTTTGTCGGCTACATATAATGGTACAACACTTTCTGGTTGGTATGATGGCAATGTTTATGGAACTATTGCAGATACTCAATCTTCTTTTTCTGCAATTAACATTGGTGGAGATACACTCTCTGCTGAGAGGAAATTCAAAGGTACAATTGCAGAAGTAATAATTTGCAATAGTGTACTTTCTGATGCAGATAGGCAAAAAATAGAAGGGTATCTTGCATGGAAATGGGGATTACAAGCTGATCTTCAAACTGATCACCAATACAAGGATGCTGCTCCAGTTATTTCATTCTCGTGGGATCAAAGAAAAAAAATACATATTACTAATGTTTTACCTACATCTGCTAATGACGATTTTACTGGAACTGATGGCGATGCTCCGAATGAGTTGAGGTGGTTAGCGCAAAGTGCATCCCCAACAGGATTCCTACAAATTAACAACAATAAATTACGATTCGAGATACCGATAACAGCAAATGACGAGAACATGTATGTCAAATCCAATTTCAAGATTGGTGATAATTTTGATATACAGGTTGACTTTTACGACATAGTTTCTGATCCGCCAAGCTCAAGCGGTTCTTATCCTGCCATGTTTCGTATTTCCATCGCGTCTGGCTATGCCCTAATAGGTACTCAAATAAATAGCAGTAATCAACGATATATGGTGATTCTTGACTCTGGCGGAACCAGCGAGTTTCAGCCAGACTATACCAATCCAACTAAATTCCGCTTTGTCAGAAGCGGATCAACCATAAAGGCATATTATTGGTCTGGGACTCAATGGGAGTGGAACAATAACACATCTGGTAAAACTTTAGCATTTTCGTCGCCTGATAGTGTTGCAGTCACACTACAATCTACAGCAGATTTTAACTCGGGTTGTACAACAGACTGGGATAATTTTGTTGTAAATTCAGGAACAGTAGTCTGGCCTGAATTAACCGATTTCCAGTTACCTCTGCAAATAAGCTCAAATTTGCCTATTTCAGTAAATGATTATTTCACTGGAGCTAATGGCGATGCTCCTAATGATATATTGTGGTCAGCACTTAAATACGATCCAGTATCAGTTACACAAACTGCAACAAATGTTCTTGACACCAACAGATTAAAATTTTCTATCAATAACACACAAGAACTGACATTTATCTCATCAAAATTCAAATTAATTGGTGATTTCGATATTCAGGTTGATTTTGAAACAAACGCATCGAATTCTTCTTTATACTGGTCTGCGGCAATGACGGTATGTGACGAAGATGAACCATCGATTAATACTAATATCTGGGGGTTTATAGGGCGGTACAGTGGCTCTGCCGGACCGTACAGAATTCAAACATATAACGTTTCTGCTGTTATTGGCGGATCGATAGACTCAAGCGGGAAACTGCGCCTTGTTAGATCGGGATCAACATTAACAGGGTATTTCTTGAACGGTTCGAGTTGGACATCATTAAGTTCAGATAGTTCATTTGGAACAGCAAATGTATATGTAAAATTGTTTGTTCGCACCTGGAATTCTGATTTAATACATACTGTATATTACGATAACTTCGTCGTAAATTCAGGTACGGTAGTTTGGCCTGGAGAGATACCAACATATGGTGGATCTGGTATAACTGGTTTTGATGCAAGTGCCGTTTTTGATGAACTTAAGCCAAAATATAACGCTAAACCATGGAAACAACAGTATAGTTTTAATATTACACAAAGTGCTGATATCACAGGATGGACAACCGGAACAAGCTTACCTGGAGTTTTGTATGCTAGTCAAGCAATTGTAACAAAGAATAGAGTTTATTTGCTAGGAGGGTTTACAACTAATTCTGTTTCCACTGTTTACACAGCACCAATAAACGAGGATGGAACTTTAGGCACTTGGACAACCGGAACAAGCTTACCTGGAGTTTTGCGTACTAGTCAAGCAATTGTAACAAAGAATAGAGTTTATTTGCTAGGAGGGTTTGCAACTGATTCTGTTTACACAGCACCAATAAACGAGGATGGAACTTTAGGCACTTGGACAACCGGAACAAGCTTACCTGGAGTTTTGTATGCTAGTCAAGCAATTGTAACAAAGAATAGAGTTTATTTGCTAGGAGGGTTTACAACTGATTCTGTTTCCACTGTTTACACAGCACCAATAAACGAGGATGGAACTTTAGGCACTTGGACAACCGGAACAAGCTTACCTGGAGTTTTGCGTTTTAGTCAAGCAATTGTAACAAAGAATAGAGTTTATTTGCTAGGAGGGCTTACAACTAATTCTGTTTCCACTGTTTACACAGCCACATTCGCTGGAGGTTTTAATGATTACAGCGACGAAAATAGAGATGCTCCATACAAAAGAATTGCGCTTGAGGTCGGTGATACTGGTACAGAATGTCTAATCGAAATACCTTCAAATGGTTGGGATGCAGTAAATAAAACAGCAATGATATTGGCAACAATTCCATCATTTACACCTGATACTGTTCTCAATTTTTATTATGACTTACTACATGCAGATAATCCTAATGTTACAGATGTTGACCAATTACCAGTTCCACCGACTGATCCATATGAGTTAGCTGTTTACAATGAGGCATTTGATAATAATTTATTAGAATTTTTATATATTTTAAATTTGTTACCAGGATGGGAAAATGGTAATGCAATTTATTTAAAAATACCATCATTGTTTGTATTAGAAAATATGACAAATTTTAAAATTCCAATTATATTAAAAAATTCATCTGGAACAACATCATATGATTTTTCAGACTGGTTTAAAAATATGATGATTAATTCTTTAGTAATTGGTGAAAATATATCAAAATATAATTTTGGGTCTTTAAATGATGGTTTTTCAATTTTTAATTCAGATTTAATAAATTTTGATAGAAATCATGCAACGCTTGAAAAATCTGCTATTAATTTTACTGGAAATACATCTGAAAAATTACAATTTCCAGAAAATTCAAGATCTTTATTTGCTTCTTATCAGATGTCAATATCATTTTGGATAAATCCAAAAAATATTACCGCTAATAGAGCAATACTTGGAACAACATATTATAATGAAATTTCTGTCAGCTATATATCTAATCAATCTATAATATTTTATTTTGGATATTCAACAAGTTATTATAATTCTATTCAAAGTCCGCAAAATTCAATACAAAAAGATATGTGGACACATGTTGTATATGTAAGAAATTATAATAATACAAATCAGCAAATTTATATAAATGGTGAATTATCTATAAGTAACTCATGCGTTAGATATCCAGGAATAGGCACACTTCCAATTTATTTAGGATATAACACTCATTATTCAAATTCTTTTATAGGAAAAATTAGTGATTTTAAAATTTTTAATAAATCCTTATTGAGTGATGATGTAAAAAGTTTATATAAATTTAATAGAAATATTTCAGAAATTGATCCAATTATAACAACATTATTTAATTCAACAAATATTGAATTTCCATTTTTGCTTGGAGAAGAATTAAATAATATTTCTATCAGCGCCGATATCAATGACCAAAACATTCATATAGCATTTACAAATGATAATAAAACATATTATATATTTAATAATATTTGGTTAGAAATATCATCAAAAGATCCCATTATACATGGAAATGTAGATGATAATACATGGTATTATAAAGATGAAAATAATAATTGGATTAAGTCATTCGATAATGCAAATGATTCATTATCAAGAGCATTTTCTATAGATAATAATTCAATTTCTATTTCAAATTTATCGTCTATTGGGAATGATGAATTTAATTTGTTATTTGATAATAGTACTGGTATATTTGATATTGCAGTTGGTATTGAATCTATTGATATTGGAGAAACACCAACTATAAATAAAATTATATTTAATAATAAATATTTTTGGGGATCTAAAATATTTGACTTAACAGGATATAGTAATGAATTTACAACAACAAATGTTAAGTGGAATTATAATTCAAAAAATAATATTACAAATTTTAAAGTTTATGCTATAAAAACGGGTGATATTTCATGGACAGAATGTACAATAAATGGAGGAGCTTTGCCAATGTCAATAGATCCAAGTAATGTAGAAAATATACATATTCAATTTAAAATCGAGTTTGATATCATTGAATCCTTTGATGTTGAAGATATTAATATTGATTTTAAATTAATTTAGGAGATAGTTAAATGGGAAAATGGATTTCAGACACTCATCTAGATTTGATATTAGATGAGATAGTAAAATCAGATAGAGAAGTTGTATGTAGTGCTCAACCAAACACATTCTTCAATGCCGTTTGGCCTGATCTATGGGTACAAGAAACAATTTACTCAGAAGGAGATGTAATACACCCACCATCAATAAATGGTTATGTTTATGAGTGTACGACTCCTGGAACAAGTGGTGCAATAGAGCCAGGATGGACTACATTACAAGATTCTACATTTAATGATGGTTCTGTTACATGGAAAGCACATGAAAATTACTCTTTAGCTAGTCATGAATTATCTCCTGGAGATGTGGTTAAATCCAACGGGGATATAGATGGAAGAAAAGTTACAGTTGCTCAAAAAATTGGAGTAGTAACACACGCTGCAGGAACTGTTTCGCATACTGCATTGTTAGAAGTTGGGACAAAAACATTGCATTTTGTTACAGAAGCACAAACAACTCTTTCTGGAGATAATGATGTTATAGCTGGAAGAACTACAATATTTTTTGAATTTAATATTACCATAAGAGAACCTGTGTAATGGTATATGTTCCACCTTTATGTGATATAGTTGCTTTCAATCTAGGGGGCAACTATTTTCCTCCAATATGTGATTTAATAAATTTCACTTTTGGTATAGATGGTGATATTGAAATAAATACATCTGATTCTGAGATATTAATAAACTCAGATATCATGAATTTCTTTTCAGGTATGATGATAATACCTGCAAAAGCGACTATACAAATAGTTTCAGAAGAAAATTTAATAGATATACTTATACCTATAACCATATATGATTCATCAATAAAAATTGAATCATCAGAAATGGATTTAGAAATACTTCCAGATATGGTTATATCAGATGCAACAGTTAATATACAATGTAGCGAATCCTCAATAAGATCAACAGAATCATATCACCTACCTTCCAAAAAATCACCAGGAATACAATCTGGATGGAAAGAAGGTATAAATACAAGTGTTATTAAAAAAAATCCTTGGGGAATTGGTGAGGATGTATTGCTTAAATTTTCTAATCCTTGCAATAAGCAAAAACTTATAGACAGGGATTATAATTCTCCATGGATTTATCTAACATCTTATGATAGTCACGTAGCTTCATTGGCAAATACTTTTGAAATTTATGATCATTCTACTACTTCTCCATGGATTAGTATAATGACATATTTGGATCATCAAAAAAAGTTTTCAACTGCTGGGCATATTGTTAATGTTGATTGGACATTTAAAATTCCATATAACGAGCCTGGAGCCAATGATACGCTTAAAAGAAATTCCTGGGATACTGCAAAAGATTATGATTGGCATATAAGTATTCCATATGGTGAGCCTGGAGGGAAGGATACTCATAAATTTGTTCCATGGGGTCCATTTAGTTATTTTACACTATGTAATGGTGGCAAATATTATTCTCCACTTCCATGTGCGATAAATTTTAACTTTCCAAATAAATATCCATTGGTTTCAAATATTTGTGAAGGTATTAGATTCAATGTTAATACTTATGCTACTGATACAAGATGTCCATATGAGTCGTGGCATGGTGGAAATAGAGACAAAGGAAGTGGAATAGTTGTTACCCCACGTTTAGAATATCCATTAAGAAAGAAGGTATATTATATGTTTAATACAGTTTTTGTAGAAGAGGTTATAACAAAAACTCCTATTGAGGTTTTACATGTCGATGCAAAAATAGATAGAAATAGCTGGTTATGGTCATTTAATATAACTATTGCTGCAAAATGCTATCTTGATTTGATAAAACCAATCAATGGAGTTATGGGTCATGTAAAAATTAATATGAATGGGTACATATGGTTCTGCACAGTAGAAGGATGGTCTGAAAATAGGTCATTCGGTACTCAGGCATGGACTATAGTTGGTCGTTCACCCTCTATGATGTTTGGAGATCCAATAGGAGAAAAAAATAGTGGCGTAATAAGTATTGCAAAACAAGGTCAAACAATTATAGAAGAATTGGTACAGGCTAAACAATTGCCTCCTAATTGGCCTATAGACTTTCAGGGATGGACGACAGATTTTAGTCAATATAATGTTAGTGGAAAAGTAGTAACTGGATTCAAACCATCTTCGGATTGGTATTTACCTGCAGATACTGTTAACTATACAGACAAAACAGATATAGAAATTATCAAAGATCTTACAACATCTATTGGTGCATATGTCCAAACAGAGCCAGATCAAAATAAGCTAACAATTAAACCAATGTATGCTCATCAACCATGGAATTGGAATGTAAGTAATTCTGATATAGAATGGATTGCAATGGATGAATCACAGATCATAGAAATGGGAAGATCAAATGAATTAAAACCATATTACAAATCAATAAGTGTTGTTGGTGAATCAATCGGTGGATATAAT